ACGGACCGCAGAACCAGATCACCAAGTTCCTCGTGAACGAGGTGTCGGGCTCGGACTTCAACGCCTTCCCGCAGCGGTACGCTCTGGCCAAGACGCGCAGCGCCTCTCAGGGTGGCGACGACATCGACTGGTCCGGATCGGACGACACCGTCCCAGACCAGGAGGAGAACATCGTCAGCAAGCTGGTCTCAGGACCGGGGCGCATCTGGGACCTGTCGGGCTTCGACTCGGTGGGCCAGTTCGCCAGTGCTGACGTGGAGCAGTACCTCAAGCCGTTGGAGAAGGCTGTGCAGCTGATGGCTGCCGCCACGAACACGCCTGTGTACTACTTCACTGCAGACTCCACGGGCGGAGGTACGCCCTCGGGCGAGTCGGTCCGCCAGCGTGACGCCCGGCTCAACACCAAGACCGAGTGGCAGCAGAAGCTCCTGGACTCCCAGTTCGACGAGATGCTGTACATGGCGATCGAGCTCGCGTTCGAGGAGGTGCCCGACGACCTCTCCATCAACATCAAGTGGAAGCCGATCGAGTACGTCTCCGAGACCGAGAAGCTGGAGCTCGTCGCCAAGAAGATCGAGCTCGGCATTCCGGCTGCTGTGGCGTTCGCCGAAGCGGGCTACGACGAGTCGACGGTTGAAGCGTGGCTTTCGGGGCAACCGAATGACGCGGAGCTTCTGCGCCGGGTAACCCTGCTCAACTCCATGGGCGACGCGGTTCAGAAGCTGGCCACCGCATCGGCTCTGGGAATCGACATGACCCAGGCCAACGAACTGATCCAGGATCTGTTCGGCGACATCGCCGGACTTCGAGAAGAACCGACCGAGGAGTAGCAGTGACCGAGCTCTACAAGCGGCTGGAAGACCAGGGGCGGATCGTGCTCATGGTCCCCAAGACCGTGCTCACCAACGAAGAGAAGACCAGCCTGCGCAACCAGCCCAAGCTGCTGGTCGGCCAGACGCACGACCACTTCCTCATCAGCACCGAGGAGGAGGCGACCGAGTCGGAGCCCGCTCCGCTCCCGCCGACCAAGCCCACCGACCCCAACAGCCCCGAGGCGCTGCTCAACCCGAGCAACCCCGAGGGCCAGTACCGCAGCCCCGAGGAGCCGATGTCCGGCCCCGAGCTGGAGGCCATGACCGTGGCGCAGCTCAAGGAGTACGCGGTCGAGAACGACGTCGACCTGTCCGGCTGCAAGACCAAGGCCGACATGGTCGCTCGGATCCGTGAGGCGGAGGCGGACGTCCACGACGAGGACGCCAAGCAGCAGGACGCCGACGAGCGCGCCCGTATCGAGGGCGAGCAGCTCTGATGGTGCGCCGACCCGTCAGCGAACTCATGATGCGTGCATCGAGCGGCGCGGTCGGCTTCAGGAAGGACGCGCTGGAGGCTGAGGAGATCGACTACCTCCGAGGCCTCCAGTCGTTCCTGACCGAGACCGACGAGTTCGTGTTCAACCGCAACCCGGTCATCGGTGCCCTGCCGGCAACCGATCCGGCTCCAGAGGAGGGCTGAGGCATGGCCGAGCGCATCGACCCCGAGAAGCTGCTGGAGCTCGTGCAGCAGCGGCAGATCGACGCCATCGCGAGCATCGAGGACAAGGCCATCAAGGCTGCGACCGAGAAGCGATATGCTGCCATCGACAAGGCGCTGCGCTCGGCCACGCTCAGCTGGATCGAGGCGTTCGGATCCATGTCCGCAGAGGGCTCGGGTCCGGCGCTCAACAAGATGATCAGCGATGCACTGGGAGCAAGCAACAGCGCGCTCAAGGGGCTGGAGGGCTCAGTCGTCTCAGCCCTCACGGAAGCCGTAGGCAGCGCTGTAACGGCCGCAACCGAGCAGGGCAAGGCTTTCGTTGAGGGAGCCACCGGCAAGTCGGCAGCGGCCAAGGTAGCGGCTCCTGCGGTCGACCTGAAGGCCGAACGCGCGGCCGTGAAGGCGGCGGTCGCAGAGGGTGAGTCGGCCTTCAAGAGGCTGCTCAAGCGCAATGTGGTCGAACGACTCGGGCTGCGGGGCATCCTTGCCGGCATTCGCCAGGCTCGTAATGTCCTGGGGCGCGCCAAGTCCACGATCACAACATCTGTGAATGCCAATGTGCAGAAGACCATGCAGGCGACTGCCACAGCCAACAAGGCTCCATATCAGCTGTGGGTTGCAGAGCGAGATGCCTGCGTCAACTGTCTCAAGTACGCGGGCCAGATCGTGAAGACAGGCGAGGAGTGGAAGGGAGGGCAGTCCTGGGATCCCAAGCAGGTGGACAAGAAGGCTGCTGACGTCGCTCCTCCGCTGCATCCACATTGCCGATGCAGGGCTGTTCCGTGGAATCCAGCGTGGGCAAAGGAAGGCGAGGTAAGCTTGCCAGAGGCGGTCAGCCGGGAAGCGCAAAGGTCCATTGCTCGTGGATTCTCACTACCATCCGAATCCAACGCCAGCAGGATCCGAGCGCTGAAGGAATTGCTTTCGGGCAATCCACAACTCCCCAAGACCGTGCTCGAGAGGGCTCGCAAGGATTTGAAGAAAGGCGAGTTCGCTCGGGGCAGGAGTGTTCCTACATCGAACCCGTGAGGTATGCACGCATGATGACCAACCTTCTCCGTCCTGGCCTGTCGGCCGCGAAGTCCGCCGGTGCGGGCCTCGACCTGCTGACTGCGGCCGGTGTGGACGGATACGAGCCTGGGTGGGCTCACCCCTACGCCACGGACCCCTTCTCGCCCGTGTTCTACGCCGACGGCGGGGACGAGGACGACGACGAGGGGGACGAGGACGAGGAGGACGCCGACAAGGGCGAGGAGGACGACGAAGACGACGATGACGACGACGAGGACAAGGGCAAGTCGCCCGAGGAGCTCGCCGCCGAAGTCAAGCGTCTGCGTGCGGCCTACCTGAAGAAGCTCAAGAACTCCAAGAACCGGGGCACCCGGCTGCGCGAGGCGGAGACCGCCAAGGCCAAGCTGGAGGGCGACCTGGCCACGCTGCAGGAGCAGCTGGACGAGCTCAAGAAGACGGCGGGCAAGGAGGTCGACTCCGAGGCCGCGCAGCGCCGCATCAACGAGCTCGTGGAGAAGGCCAAGGAGGAGGGGCGCGAGGCGTTCAAGCCGACCGTCATCCGCATGGCCGCCCGAGCCGAGCTCATGGCTGCCGGTGCCCGTCCGGCCCTGGTGGACCGGCTCGTCCGGATGATCGACGTCAACGAGGTCGACATCGACGACGACGACGGCACCATCGACGTCACCGACCAGGTGGACGCCCTCAAGAAGGACATGCCCGAGATGTTCGGGCCGAAGCGCGCCACCACCAAGCGGACGCGCAAGACCACCTCCGGCGGCTCCAGCGAGGGTGGCTCCGGGACCGGCAAGGGCTCGGCTCGCAAGGCTGGTGGAGCCGGTGGCGGCGACGAGGGTGCCGGTGAGGAGAAGCTCACCGCTGCCCAGAAGGTCGCCAACAGGCTGCGAGGCCTGTAAGCGAGAACCCGCTGCATGAGGTATCATTGCGGCGAGCATGTCTGGCCTTGTGCCGGATGCAGCAGCCCTGGGTGGGGCACCCCTCACCTGGGGCTGTTTGCATTTACCAGATCACGATCCCTGAAGGGAGCCCACATGGACTACTCCATGGACGACTGGGCGGCACGCAAGGCCGCGTTCGCGGCGGAGCGCGCGGCGAAGGTCGTCTGGACCGAGTTCGAGCCCGGCGACGTCGTCGGCTATCGCAAGAACGGCCAGCCGATCTACTTCATGGTCGGTGGCGCGGCGGACAACTTCGACGACTGGATCCCGGAGGAGACCGACTCCGCCGTCATCCAGCGCGTCGCGCAGGTCTCGGCCGTCGAGGCGTGGGCGCGTCACACGCCCATGTCGACCGCGACCAAGAAGGAGCCGCGCTCCTCGGGCATGGAGGTGAAGACGCTCGGCAAGTCCGGGCAGTACACCTCCAGCAACGACGAGAACGACGACGTCCTGCTCACGGCGCGGAAGCACACCGGCCTCCTGACCGTGGCCGAGGAGGACCTCAACGACTCGGCGGCCGACATCATCGCGGCCAAGGAGCGGGACTGGGCGACCTCCTACGCCAAGTACTTCGACAACGCCACCCTGGCGACGTCGGCGGCTGAGAACGCGCCCACCGTGCCCTACACCTCGGT